GTCATGTTCGGCCCGAGCCATAACGCCGACGGAACCACCAATTTTGTTGGGGCGCTTCGCAGAGCCATGGCCACGACCGGTTATGTCGATTTGAAGAGCTTCCAACGTTGTCCGGTTACGGTCGCTTCGAGCCACTGATCAGATAGCTTCGTCCTGTGGATAAAAAAAGTTATCCACAATCCCTCCGTCGACTTGACGGGGGGATTGTCTTTATGTATTAATAAAACCCTTATACTATGCGCCCACAGACGAGTAAACCCCGCGCCATCATCATATGACGCGGGGTAGCCGATTGGTAGCCTTAACTCGGTTAAGCCATCAGATTTCGGGGAGCGCCTCGATGTAGGCGTCGAGGTCGGTGCGCCGGACATATAGGCGGCTGGAACCGGTCGTGCAGGCCGGGAGCGTCCCGTCGGCCAAGGCGGCCTTCAGATTGCGAAGCGGGATGCCGCTCAGTTCGGCGGCCTCCGGCACCGTCAGTACTAGACGCTCGACCAGCGGGACGCCGGTGGTCGTGGTGGTGGTAGTAGTAGTAGGGATTGCCATGATGGCTCCTTTCCTCATCGTTCGGTACAGGGAGCCTCTATGCGGGCAAAAGAAAAAGCCCCGCGCGTGGCGGGGCATTGGTTCATGTCGGTTACTCGCCGGCCGCGGCCGTCGCGGCGTCGGCCTTCTCCTTGCTCAGCCTCCCGCCAAGCGCGGCATTGATCGCCGCGTAGACGGCTTGCGAGACGCCAACGACTGCGGCGAGCGCCACGCCCCATCCGGTGTGGGTGAAGCCGCCGGTCGCGCCCACGGCGAGCACGCCGAGCACGATGGAAGCGGCGAGGGAGGTCAGGCCCACGTATCTGGCCGGAACGTAGCCCTTTACTGCCTGGATGATGGCCGGGGCGGCGAGGGCGACGATGGCACTGGCGAGGGCGGTTGCTTGGGTGATTTCCATGGATACTCCTTATATAGGGAAGGTTCAGGTACCGCTATGCGGCCCTGGAGCGAGAAAAACGCCCCCCAACCGCTCGGCGGTTGGGGGGCGTGTAGGCGGTTTACCTCAGGCGCTGGCCAGGGTAAATCGTGTATGGCGCATACAGGCCGTTGCGGGCGGCGGCGTTCGCCCAGCCGGAGCCGTAGATGCTCCATAGGCTTTCGCCGGAACGCACGATATGGCCGGACGCAGTAGAGGCGACGGCCGTACCGGTCGAACCGTGGTAGGTGATGGTTTGGCCGACATAAATTAGATTGATGTTGCCGGACGGGACGCTCCACGCGGACGCGGGCAGGCAGCCGGTGCGCTGGGCGATGGCCGAGACCGTGTCACCTGCGCGCACAACGTAGCTCCTCGTGGAAGAGGGTGTCGTTGCGGCAGGTGTGGTGGATACGCCGAGACGACGGTTCACGATGGCCATGACCTTGTCGTAGTTCGAGCCGAGCAGTTGGCGGCGCTGTGGATTGTTTCCGTATTCGCCGCGAATCACGGCGGAGGCCAGTGCGTCCAGATTTACGCCAGTAGTGGACGGGGGTGTGGACGCCGGTTTACCGGCGATACCGGTAGGCGTGGGGACACAGCCCTTACGCTCTCCACAGGCGATTTTCTGCCACGCAGTACGGTCGCCGAAAAAACGGTTAAGGTCAAGCCAGCCGTAATAGCCTGGGAGCACACCGTGTGACGTGTACTGAATCATGCCCTCGCCACTGGCTCCAGCATTCCACGGGCTATCTTGGTAGCCTGTGGATGCGTTGGACGCATACTGTGCAACCCAGAGCATACAGTGCTGGCGTACGTCGGACGGAATCTGCCAGACGGCAGAGCGCTGAACGTAAACCACCGGCCACACGCTGGTCGAGGCGTGAACGCGGTTCACGAACTGGCGAACCCAAGCCCCACTGCCCCAGCTGGCGTTGCCGTAGCCTTCCCAGTCGAGGACGAGCATAGCCTTGCCGTGATACGCGGCGGTGGCGTTGACGAACCTGTCTGCCTCACTGATGGCGTTACCGCCGTCAGCATAATGGTAGAGGCCGAGGGCTTTGCCGGTGGTCGTGGTGCCGTTGGCCTGCGCCGTCCAGTGTGGATTCGTGTACCACGTGCCCTCTGTCACCTTGACGATGGCGAAGTCGGCCGGTGCGGCGCGGGTGATGGATGCGGGCTGCCAGCCGGACACATCGATGCCGTTCATGTCGGCCATGGCGACGCCCGCCGTCATGCCGATGGCGCACACGGCGGCGGCCGCGGCCGTCATGGACTGGCGGAGTCTTTTGCAAAAGCGCTTCATAGAAGCCTCCTTGCATACGGAAAAGCCCCGGCCGATTGGGGCTGGGGCTGGTTGTTGTTGGTGGAAATCTTTAGGCCGCGATGGTTGGGCCGTCGGGATTGGTGGGATCAATGGTCGGGCCGGAGGTGGACGCCGGAGAAGCGGTCGGCTTGCCTGTGTCGTCAAACGAGCAAGTGTAGCCGTGCTTGGTGCAGTAGTCGGTGATTTCGGCCTGCGTCATGCCATTGTCGGCCATGCGGGAAACGTACGCCTCGACGCTTTCCGACGGGTCCCGAAGGCCATCAAAAGTAAAGCAATACACTTCCCCGCCTTTGACTTCGATGCCACTATTGAAGTGAAGGACAACTCGATCTTCATACGTTCCCTTCACTCCCGCTGGCGTCATACGACTCATTTCTGAACTCGTCCCCATCATGAAGGTACTGGCAGCTAAAAGCGTGACTGCCTCCTGCCGCCTTGTTTTGCTGACTTTGAGCTCGAGGTACTTGATCTCAAAGGCGTCAGTGTTGGCCGGAAGGGTAAACCGCCCTGTCTCGTCTGGCTCCTTCTTGATTCTCCCGTCAAGGCTGATTAAAGGCTCGTATTGCGGCGATGCCGAGTAATCATCGGCGGCCTGGCCGCCTACTGATAGGACGAAAAAGCGGATCCCATCTTCGCCCCCGCCGCTCGCGTTCAGCGTCCCGTCCGCCTCCACGGTCAGCCCGTTGCCTGGCTTGACGATGCCGGCCGTGGAGGCCGTGGCGACGGCCACGGTAGCATCCTTGCCTGGTTCGCCTTGCGGGCCGGGGGCACCTTTCTCACCCTGCGGTCCGACTGGGCCGGCTGGGCCGGTGTCGCCTTTCTCGCCTTTGGGACCGGCTGGGCCGGCTGGGCCGGTGTCGCCCTTCTCACCCTTGGGGCCAGTTGGCCCGGCGGGGCCGGGGTTGCCCTTCTCGCCTTGCGGTCCGGCCGGTCCGGCCTCTCCCTTTTCGCCCTTGGGGCCTTGTGGGCCGACGGGGCCTTCCGCGCCGGCGTCGCCCTTCTCACCCTTTGGGCCTTGCGGGCCAGGCGTCTTGGCGATGGCTTCGGCGGCAGTCAGAGCCTTCTGGGCGGCTGAAGCCGATTCGGCGGCCTGCTGGGCGCTCTTGGCCGCGGCGCTGGCGTAGCTCGCGTCGTCGGGGCGTTTGGCATCCTCGGCGTCCTGTAGGTCGGCGTATTCAAGCACGGTGGTCGAGTCGGGCACGAGTACGGTGCGGACGGCTCCGTACCGTACCAGCTCGCTGATCCTCCATGCGAAGTCTGGCGTGGTCGGCGTCAGTTCGAGCCATGCCTCGCCGGCCTCGTCGAGCCTCACCTCGAGGGCGGATGGGAGGACAATATGCCGGTCGTTGGTGCTGTAGCGCTTGGTCGGCACGGCGCGGACGGCGCCGGAGACGCCGGTGTCGGCGCCGGTCGTGGCGTCGTGCTGGGTAAGACAGATATGGACAAGAGACATTTTGAAAGCCCCTTTCAGTAAGTCCAGTTGTTGGTTTGAAGCCGGTGCTCGTAGTCCTGCTGGAGCTGCTCGAGCCGGAGGTGCCCGGCGCCGTTGCCGCCGAGCTTGAGGTAAGCCGCGCCGACGTCGAGCTGGTGCTCATGCTCGGCCCGGCTCTTCGGCTCGGCGAAAAGCGTCTGGCGATCCAGCTCCAGTTGAATCTCGCGGATGGTCGGGCTGGACTCAATGGCTCGCTCGACGCGATCCTGCTCCCTGCCGCCCGCCCGTCCGAGCGCCCAGGAGACGGCGGTCTGGGCCGCCCCCGAGCCAATGACGGCGGCGGCCACGGTTGCGATCAATTCGGCGGCCATCAGCTCAGCCCGCCGATGGTCGGGCCGTCGGTGGACGGCGGGTCGACTTGGGCGGTCGGCGTCGCGGTCGGCTTGCCAGCGTCGTCGAATGAGATGGCGTATCCGGTATCCGCGAGGCGGGCGGTGATGGTCGGCTCGTCATAGCCGAGCGCCTGGAGGCTCGCCGCGCTCTTCTCGATTTCGGCCGCCTGGGTGTGGGAATTGGTGCAGTAGAACTGCACCATCAGCAGGTTCGAGGTGGCGGCGCCGAGCGGGTAGCAGACGAGCGGCGTGCTCGGCGTAATGACAAGTGAGTCTTTGTATCGGCCGTACTCGATGTATTTGACCGAGCTGCCATCGCCCTGAACATCGTCTTCGCCGGCTATGTAAACACAATCGCAGTCTTCCAAGTACGCCTTTAGGCTGTCCGCCTCTTTGGTTCCCCTAACCTCGAGCTCGAAGCTGGCGACCGTGAAGCTGTACTTGGGCATGTATTTGCTTATTCCAGACTTCTCGACGGCCGCCACGGCCGGCGAGAAGAATACGTTGCCGAAACCGTTGACGTCGATGGCCCCCGCGCCGATTGGAAAAACATCGCACTGGAATGTTTTCGTGGCATCTGAGGCGTCTTGTAGTGTGATGCGCGTCAGCCTTATCGGAATAGACGCTTCGCCAAGGCTCCAGTATCCGCCAATGCCGTAGTACGCTTTTTCGTCGCCCGTGTTGACGTAGTTAATGACGCCGATGCGCTCGTCGGGCAGTACGATGAGATCGCCGATTCTTAGTGGGTTATCGTCAGTTGGCTGTGGGGTCAGCTCGCTTTTGTAGCCATTTTTCGTCCCGACGCTTGCCTGGTAGGAACCCTGATAGATGTGCTTACCGGATGCAAGCAGGTTCGTAAGCGTGCCGAAGGCGTCCACGCTTAAGCCATTGCCAGGCCTAACCTTGCCTGCTGTGTCCGCCGTGGCGATCGGTGTACTCTCGCCGGGGTCTCCCTTATCTCCCTTATCACCCCTGTCTCCCTTGGGGCCGCCAGCCGGCCCCTGCGGGCCAGTGTCGCCCTTTTCGCCTTTTTCGCCTCGCGGGAGGGTGAAAGCCAGCATGACGTCGCCGTTCGCATCGGTTGTCTGCGAGACGGCGACTTCGGTTCCAGCCGTGGCGGTCGCAGAGACGTTGCGGGCGCGGGGGAGCGTGAAGTTCAGCGTCACGTCACCGGCGCCGTCGGTGGATGTGCTGACGTTCGCCGCGTTCGCGTCGGTCGACTCGGCGGTCGCGTCCACATGCGGGGCGCGGGGCAGGCCGAAGTCGAAGGTGGCCTGCGTGCCGGTGCCGGTCTTGGCGACGGACGGCGGGGTCGCGGGCGTCACCTCATGGCTGGCAGCGTCGATTGACGCGCCGTCAATCAGGGCGGTTACGCGGTCGGTATTATCGGAGATGGCTTTGTCGCCCTTGGTGTTGAAGTCGGTGATGGCTCCGTTCATGGCGGCCTTGCCGTCGCGCACGGCCTGATTGAACGTGCTCTCGGCGGTAGTCGCCTTGCTGGCCGCGTCCTTGGCGATGGTCACCGCATTGTGTAGATCGCTCAGCCCGTCGTATGCCTCGCCGCCGTCGGCGTTCACCACGGGCGGCTCGACGATGACGGGGATGCGGCGGGAGCTGATGACGGTATCTTCTCCGTCGAGCAGCTCGAAGGCGAGCACGGCGTGCGTGCTCTTGAAGATGCCGCGCGGCAGCTCGAAGTAGGCGTAGCCGTAGTTGGCCGAGTCGATGCCTGCCCGGGCCGATTCGATGTATCCACCGGAAGCACTGCCGTCCGGGTTGGGGTTGTAGGCAATGCGCGGCGTGTACCCGCTCGGCCAGCCGGTGACCTTGATGACGCGGCCGGCGATGTCGCCTCCGGCCAGCCGGATGGTGGGGACCTGCGCGTTGGCGTTCTTGATGTCGATGGTGATTAGGCGATATGATTCGTCGAGGGATGCGGTCATTATGCCTCCTTGATGAATGTGCCCGTCTCCGGGTCGAATGAGTATTTCTTGCCGTCGTAAACTATTTCGGGGAGTCCGTTGCTGAGCGTGATGACGCTGGCCAACGTGGCGCCCTTATCCCAGCCGTCCGCCCCGGCGGTCACGCGGGAGACGGTCGGGGCGAGGTCGCTTTGCGTGGCGGCGGTGCTCTGCGCGAGCTCCACGGCCATGCCTGCCGTGCTTGCGGCCATGGAGCTGGAGCTTTGCGCGGTGGCGGTCAGGCTGTTCGTGGTGACGCCGAGTGTGATGGTGCTCCGGCCGGACAGCAAGTTGGTCACGCGCTTGGAGACGCGCGCCTCGGCGGCCAGCCCCAGCTGGTGATCGACGACTTGAACGGTTTCGCCCAGATAGACCGGCCCGCCTCCGAGCGCCGCCGGTTCGACGGTGTAGGACACTTTCGGCGCGATGGCGGCCGCGAGCGCGGCCTTCGTCTCGCGTAGGAGCTGGCTTGGGTCGGCGCAGTCGGCGTTCTCGTAGATGGCGTCGCGTGTGTGCGTTCCGCCGTTCGCGGTGGCGATGCCCCATGCGGCGAGCGTGGCCGCGTCCGCCTTGACGTACGGTTTTCCACCGTTGATGGCCTCGAAGGTCAGCTTGCGTGAATATCCGCCCGCGTCGGTTTCGAGGCTTTTGCCGAAGCCATACATGCAAGTGGCGATGGTGTCGGCGGTGATGGTGCGCGCGACGTTGGCTAAGTCGTAGCCGTAGTCGAATCGGCGGATGGCGGTGGTCGCGTCCGCTTCGGGGATGCTCGCCCGCCCGACGGCCTTGTACAGGCCGACATGGCCGATGGCGCGGATGATGCCGTTGGTGCTGGTGAATTCGTATGAGCGCTGGACCTCAAGTCCTGTCTGCGTGCTCAGTGCCGTCACGCTCGCCCATTCGCTCTGGTGGTAGTAGCCGATGGTGACGTTCTTGACGGCGCCCGCGTCGGCGGTGCTGTCGGCCGTGTAAACGGCGTTGGTTGCGTCGCCATTCGCCAGCGCCTTCTCCAGGCATTGCTGGGCGGTCAGGCCGCGGCATCTCGTGTCGTACAGCATGAGCTGGTTGCCGTTCGTGGCGATGGCGTCATGGCAGACGATGGACGTGCGGGCACCGCTGGAGTCGTGCGTGATTTCCGGCGAGACGACGACGGCATCACGCCGGCGCCCTCCGTCGTCCATGTAGAGCAAGTGATCGTACTTGGCGACATCAACAGCGCCGAGCGCGGTCAGTTCGAGGGTGAAGGTACCGTCGATGGCCTCGGTCTGCTCGGCCTTGATGAGGCGCGGCTCGAAGACGAGCGGGTGTCCGGCCGCGTCGGTTCGCATGAAGGTTACCTCGGTCATGGCGCTCCTTAGATGCGGTAGGCGGGGCGGTAGCCCAGCCAGCCTCCGTCCGTGTTGGTCAGGTCGAGCCGGTTCGGGCCGCCGGGCAGTTCGAGCCAGCGGCTGTCCATGCTGATAGGAGTTTCAGTCAGGTCCTCATCCCTGTCGGTCTGCCGGTTCAGCGATGGCGCGCCGCAGTCAAAATCCCAGCCGAGCGTGTTGCCGTCCGGCGCGAGGGCGGGCTTCATGTGCGTGTCCGTGTTGTAGTGGGTGACGCCCCCCGCGGCGGTACTGCCCGCCTTGCGGGTCAGATGGACGTATGGACGCGTCGGCGCCGTGCCTTCGACGGCCACGTTGTTCTCTCCTTCGGCCAGCTTGACGATGCGCTGGGGGCCGTAGGCGTAGGGGTCGGCGTTGATGGAGATTTTCGCCTTGGCGGCCACGAGCACTCCGCCCGCCGCGTGGACGGGTGTCCATTCGGACAGGCTCATGCGCCCGTCGAAGTATAGGACGGAGTCCTCGAGCAGGCCAGAAACGCAGACGGTGGTTCCGGAGCGCTTGGCGAGCCGCAGCATGGCCTCATGGATCTGGAGCGGGTCGCCGAGCGCGGCCACGTTGATTTCGATGGTTCGGCGCTTGGCGTATGGAGCTCCGCCGAAGCCGTCCAAGTCCATGAGGTGCTCGACGGACGTGTCTACGGAGCCCGCGCGGCCGGGCACGTCCGTATACTGCGTGTCCGGTTCGGCCTTTCCGATGGTCCAGCCGTCGGATGTGACGACCAGTCCCATCTCGTGCAGGCTGGTGGGCGTGCCGTCGAAAACGACATATTCGTTCGGCCTCCAGTATGCCCATTCCTCGTCGAGGCAGACGTCGCTCTTATCGGCGGCGAGCGCGTGCTCTAGTGCTGTGCAAGTCATTGCTTACAGCCCCCTGTTCATGTTCGTTCCGAGCTTCCGGTTGACGGCGCCCGCCACCACGCCCGTGTCCATGACGATGCTCGGATTCGGCATTGTTCGGATGGCGCGTGCGACGGCCTGCTCGATCTCGTCGGCGGTCAGCATGCGGGGCGCGTTCTTGTCCGGTGTGGCCAGCGTCGCGCTCATGGTCGAGACGAGGTTGGCCCGCCCGGTCTTGCTCCAGTCGGCCGTCAGGTCGGCGGACGGGGCCACGTCGTCGAAGGCGTGGTTCATGTATGAGTTCGCCTGCTCGACGACGTCCCGGACGTCGCCGAAGGAGGTGGTCAGTCCTTGGGCGAAGCCTGTCATGATGGCCTCACCGGCGGGGGTCAGGAGCACGCGGTCGTAGCTGATAGGACCCTTGTGTTCCTTAATCCACCCGGCAATACCGCCGACGAAACCGGTGACCTTGCCCCATACGGCTTTCAAACCGTTGAGGAAGCCGTTTATGATGGCGGAACCGGCGCTGTGAAGCCAGTTGCCCGCCCCACTGAAGAAACCGAGCACGCAGGAGCGGACTCGGGCAAATTTGCCGCCGATGGCTCCGGCTATACCATTGAACGCTCCGGCGATTCGGCTGGGCACGCTTGTAAACCAGCCGACCACCCCGTTCCACGCGTTCTTGATGTTATTGCCAGCGTTACTGAACCACTGCCTGATGCTGTTGAGCGTGTTGTTGAACCAGGTGCATACGCTGTTCCATGCGTTGCTGAGCGTGGAGCAGAAGGACTGCCATGCGGCCTTGCCCTGGTCCGTCTGGGTGAAGAAGTAGACCAACGCGGCCACCACGCCCGCGATGAGCGTGGCTATCAGCACAAACGGATTGGCGGCCATGACGGCGTTCAGGATGCCTTGTGCCACGGCCGCCGCCTGTGCGGCGAGGCTGAAGCCTTGCAGTCCAGATACGACGGCCGTGATTATCGAGCCTACCTTGAATACGGCCAGGCCGACGCCGACGCCGACGAGGGCCGACTGGACGCCGGCCGCATGCTGTGTGGCCCAGTCGGCGATGGCCTTGAGGGCGTCCGCCACAGTTTTGACGACATTCGCCGCGCCTGCCAGCGAGCCGGAGATGGTGGTCGCCAGGCCCTGGATGCCGGTGCCGTTGATAAGGCCGGCCTTTTCGGCGAGCGTCTTGACGTTGTCGACGATGGGGGAGAGGACGCCTTGCGCCGTGCCCGCGAGCTGTTGGAGGGCGTTCCACAGCGTGCCGAAGGCGTCGGACAGCTGTTTCATGCCGGCCGAATTGGCTACGGACGAGACGAGGTTTGACACTCCGTCAAAAACCTGTTTCGCGCGGTTGTATATGGCGTCGAAGTGGCTGGTGATGTTTTCGGCCAGCTGGGCGGCCCCGTCCAATCCCACGGCGGCCAGTGCGCCGGAGACGATTTGCCCGACGCGGGGCAGTGCGTTCTTGAGCACCTGCACGCCCGCGTCGAAGAGCTGTCGGACGGCGGCCTTGACGTTGCCGTCCGACTTGCCGATTTCCGCCAACAGGTTGGTCCACGCGGCCTTGGCGGAGGACATGGAGCCCTCAATGGTCGACGACGCCTCGCGGGCCGTGGTACCGGCTATCTGCTGCTTCTCCTGGATTTGCTGAACGGCTTGGACTACATCGGCAAAGCTGTCGATGCTCAGATCGGACGCCTCGCCGTTCGCCTTGCCCCATTCGTTCGCGTCGGTGATGAGGCGCTCCATCTCCTCCTTGGTTCCGCCGTAGCCGAGCTTGAGGTTGTCAAGCATGCTGTAGTTCTGCTTGGCGAATCCGCTGAAAGCATTCTGTACATCCACAGCGTTGGAGCCGAAGGTGTTGACGTTATCGCTCATGGCGCGCATGGCGACGTCAGTCATGGCGGCGGCTTTCTGCGTATCGCCGCCGAGCGAGTTGATAAGCGCGGCGCTGAAGCTGGTCGCCTGCGTCATGTATTCGTTGGCGCTCATGCCGCATGTCTTGAAGGCCGCGGCCGCGTTCTTCATGACCGTATCCTGGGCGGCGTTGTTGCGCTGCCACGTGGCCGTCACTTCGGCGATGCTCTTGCCTTGCGTGGCCGCGTACTGGGACACGTCCATGCCGGCGTTGCCGTAGAGCTTCGCCACGCCGCCCGACAACTGCTCAAAATCCGAGTATGCCTGGAAGGCGTTTTTGCCGAGGTCGAGGATTTTCTTGCCGACGGCGGCCGCGCCGATTCCGGCGACAACCTTGGTGAATGCAGCCTTGAGCTTGCCGCCCATGAGGGAGCCCGACGCGGCGGCGTCAGTGTCCGCGCCTTTCAGTCCGTCGGCGACGGCGGACTTGAGTCCTTTCACAGTGGGGACAATGTTCACCCATAGGGTTGCCAAATTAGCCATTTTCTGCCTTTATGACCAAAAAGCGCCTTCTGTTCGGCGGGCTATGGATTGGCCGAGTGCGTGACGGCTTGCAATTCGACGCGCGGCATGGCCAGATACTCGGCCAATTCGTCCTTGGACATGCCGGGGTGCTCCGCCCGCTTTTCTTGGCTGGTGGTGGCGGGAGTTGCCAGCGGGGTTGGCCTATTACGGTCCTTGGCCCCGTCCTTCGTCTTCGTCCAGCACAGCCAGCGGAGGCTGTACTCGATGGAGGACAGAAGATACGACGACGTCGGCCATGCGGCCGCCGGGTCGAGGGCCGCGGCCAGCGGGGAGCCGGGGGCGGTGCTGACGGCGACAGCGTAGGCCTCGTCAACCGTGCAGTTGCGGTAGGGGCCGGTCAGATGCAGGCCGTAGTGGAGGAGTTCGGCGGTCAGCGCGTCGGGGTGCTCCTCCGCCAGCCATACGACGGCAGCTACTCTTTTGGGGTCGTGCCGCTTTCCTTGATCCAGCCCTCAACGAGCTGAGTTAGCTGCGGGGCGTACAGGGCGTCGAGGTGGGCGTGCGCCTTCTTTGGTGCGATGGCGTACAGGGAGTCGAAGTTACCCTCGGTCAGTGCGCGGAGCTGCCCCAGGGTCAGCGTCTGCGCGTTCGGCAGGGTGGTTCTAAACCCGTCGGGGAATACGACGTTGATTCGGCCGTCGGTGGGCTTGAAGTCATTGAGGATGATGGTCATATCGCGTCCTTGTCCCGCGTCCTTATATGGAAAATCCCCGTGCCAGCCGGACGCGATAGGGGCTGGACGGGGAAGCGTTTAAATGTCCCTGAGAGCCGTTTAAACGGCTCTCTAAGGGGCTTTGGGATACTGGCCTAGTCAGTTTGCCAGTAGGCTGTCAGGCCATATAGGAGACGACTTTGGCGATGTACTCGTAGGCCGTATTGCCTTGGTCGTCGGGGAAGGCGGTGATGGTCGGGGAGTAGGTGATAGCCTCGCCATCCTTGTATTCCACATCGTCCACGTCGGAAACCTGGCCATCTGGGATGACAATACGCTTGACGCGGTTGCCTGTCATGGCCAGCTCGAACACATACACCTTGCGGGGGGTGTCCTTCGCGTTGTGCTTGACAGTGATGGCCTCGTCGGTCTCGGTCACATTGTCGTCGCCGTACACGATGGCGAGCGTGTCCTTGGTGGTCTCCAGCAGGCCGAGCTCGAAAGTCTCGGTCAGGCTGGTGGTGACGGACAGCACGGTGTCACCGCCGAAGGCGGTGACATCCTCGGTCTTGCGATCGCGTTTGTTTTTGATGCCGTCGTCGGAGAGGTAACCGGCACTGGTGAGGGTGTCGCCAAGGGCGGAGGTCGCGTCGGTCGGGATCTCCGCGGTGCCCTTGTTGCCGAAGTACAGGCCGCCGGCGTACCGGCCGCCTTCGCCCTTCGGCTTGGCGTTGGAAACTTTAGACGAATCTGGTGCAGACATTATGCCTCCTTGGAGACGAAAGCCCTGCTATAGGCTTTATGGACCACGGCCGTGGCCGTGAGTTGGTACCGTGGCGTGGACTCGTCCAACGGATAGGCGTAGAGCGAGTCCACAGAGAAGCTGCCCACGTCGGGCAGGTCGTAGACACTTGGGAGCACCACGCAGGTCAGCGTGTCGGCCAGGCGGGCGGCCTCGACGGGCGTGGGTGCCCAGCATTGGATTGCCAGGCTTGGACGGTCGAGGAGCGCGCCGCAGGAGCCTCCGGTGCGCTCGACGGTAATGAAGCGCTTGGGGCGGTCGGCGGGCACCAGCGTGTAGCACGGACAGCCAAGCTCGCCCTGCTCGTTGAGCCATTGGACGAGCTCGCACTCGAATGGAAGCGTTTCCATATCAGCCCTTTCCGGCGTCGAGCGCCTTGAGCAAGGTGTTGTGCTTCGCACAGGAGCGGGCGGCGTAGGTATCACCCACCCAGACGGCCCCGTGGGCGCGGTCGGTGGTGATGACGTCGCCCTTGTAGTTGGATGCGCCGTACATGCCAGCGGCGGTCTGCCGGACGGCATCTATGCGGCGTTGGATGTCGGCTCGGGTGGCCGAGCCGGACAACAGCTCCTTGATGGCCGATTCGTTGAACTCGATGCGAGCCATTTAGCCCTCCGATCGCACGACGTCCACGGCGAGATTCCATGCGGTCGGCTTCATGCCGCCGTCCACGGGCATCGGGTCGCCGACGACGTGAAAGACGGCGCCGCGCACTTCGATGTCGAGGTTGCGCAGTGGCGGGCCGGAGTAGGAGCGGGGGAAACATAGCGTTGCCGAGACGGTCTGGCCGTCGGGGCGCGTATCGCCCGCGTTGGTCCCGCTGGGCGGGCCGACCAAGACGTCGTCCACGGGGATGCGAGCCGGCTTCCAGACGGGGTTATTGCCTTCGTCCACGCCCGTTTGCGTGCGTGCCAGCACTATGACCATCTCGCCTCTCATGGCCGCCTCCAGTACACGGTCGGCCGCGAGGCCGCGTCCGTGTCGGCCGCGAACGCGCGCTGGCGTCGCAGGCCGAGGCGCTTGCGCTCGGCGGACGTGAGGTAGAGGTCGCCCATGGGGTTGCTGTACGTAAAGCTCTCGCTGAAACCGCCCGCCGTCTGCTGGCTATTGGTGACACCCAGATGGTCGTCGTCCGTGGTCAGCTTGCGGATGACGGCGGCGCAGGTGATGGCCGTCAGTGTCGCCGGACGGATTGACGCGGTGTCAATGCCCGCCCGTGCGCACTCGTCGGTTATGAGGGCGGTTGCATCGTCCAGCGCGGCGGTGGCCCGCCGGCGCTCCTCCTGAGTCAGCGGAGTATGCCAGCGGGCTTCGATGTCGTCTGTCGTGGCGAACGGCTCGGGTAGCTCAGCCATGACGGACTCCCATCACTTGCCCGGGTTGGCCTTCAGCACGGCCAGCTTCTTCGCGTCGAGTACGGCGTAGGAGAAGACCAGCTCCGTGCGGTAGGCCACCTGTCCGTAGCGCTGCAAGTCGCCCGCGCCGTCCGGATCGCCGTAGGCGATGATGGAAGCGGTCAGCGGGCGGGCGATACGCCAGCGGATGGTAGTCCAGTCGCCGGCGATGGCGAGCACACCCGGGTCGGTCGCGGCAAGCTTACCGGCCACATTATTGGAGGTGACGGCGGGCACGCCTTCGAGAGAGCCGACGTTCAGGGAAAGAGGGATCTCTGGGTACAGGCGGCCGCCGTCGGTGGAACGTGCCTTGCGCAGTTTTCCGGCGAAGGTGCGGGACAGCCCGATGCCGGTGATGTCAACGTCGGCAAGCGCGTCGACCAGCGCGTCGATGTCGTTCACTGCGTTTTCGGTAGAGGTGACGGACGTCGCGCCCTTGATTAACGCCGTGTAATCGGTCAGCGCGGCTCCGTCGAGCGGGTTCACGGCGTGCAGGATGCCGTAATCCAGCGCTTCGGCTGCGGCGTCTGCTTGGTCGGCTTGGATGGCCTGGATGATTTTCAACTGGTCGTCCGCATCGGCCCACGTCAGCTCGTCAGAGACGCGCGTGGTCGTGTGGACTTTGATGAACTTACCCTCAACCGGCTTCGTGGCCACATCATGCGACTTCTTGGCCTTGCTTTCGCCCACGATTTCGGCGTGCGCGCCGCCCGTGAAATAGTTGTAGACATCGTTGTGGTAGCCGGTCAGGGCGTCGGCCGGGGAAAGGGCTGCCACGACGGAATTGTCATGCAGGCGGCTTGCGACGGCGGTGGTGACGGTGGTAGGCAGGGTGACTTTGCTGGTGTTAAGGTCAGCCATGAATACTCCTTATATAAGGTAGGTGTGCTTATCGGTTGCCGAAAAGCGCCGCGCGAATCGCTTCGGCGGACGAATCGGCAGTGGTGTGGGTTGCCGGGGTGCCGGCCGGATTGGAGAATCGCGGGGCGGCCGGGCGCTTGCTCGCCCAGTCGGCCAGGGCCTTGGCGGATGCCTTGATAGCCTCCTCCGACTCGCCCGTCAGGAGCTCGGCGGGGACGCCGGCCTCCTTCGCGGCGGCAGTCTTCCAGCCCGAGATTTCCGCGTCATGCTTGAATGACGCGAGCTGGGCCTCGGCCTCGTCGGCGCGCTTGTTGGCGGCGGCGAGCTGCTCGTCCGGCTTAGCGGCCTTGAGTTTTTCAAGCTCGGCGGACAGGGATTGGACCTGCGCGTAATTCTCCTTGGAACGGGCCTCCCAGGTGCGCGAGTGCTGTACGGCCTCGTTGTACCTGCTTTCCCAGTCCGGGGTCTGTGCAGCCCCCTCGCCGGACGGCTCGGTGGTGTTTGCTTCGGCCATAATCGGCCCCCTTTCGCCCCGTGCGGGGCAGTAGTTTTCGGCCCGTGCGGGCTCTTATCGGCCCTTGTACGGGCCAAAGAATCGTTAATGGACGCGCCCGTCGGCCCCGGTGAAAAGCTCGGGGTGCTGGGCGCGGAGGACGGCGAACGTCTTGTTGAGCTTGCCGCTGGCGTCGCCAGCGTATGAGCCGACGGCATCGGAAGCCTCGGTCCACAGCGCGGCCATGCGGTCCGGGTCGTAGCCCTTGACCTTGACGGTCCCCGCCTTGAACTGCGGGACCAATTCGCATCGGTCGTTGGCGTGGGCGTGGAAGCTGCCCGAGTCGGCGGAGCGGTATACGTAGCCGCGCGAACAGAGCATGAAGCAGAACTGGCACGTCTCGCCGCCGCTGGGGACGCGGGCGTATCGAACGCTGCGGCGGTCGCGCTTGACGTTGTGCGCCACGGTGAGCTGTCCGTGGGCGTGCACGTTTCTATCGACAAGGCCGTTCAAGTAGGTCAGATACGCCTCGGGGTTATAGCCCGGGTCCTCAGGAAAGATCATGTTGGCCTTGGCGCGGATGGCCCGCACGAGGCGGGCGTCGGCGTTGGGGTCCTGCTCCCATGGCTCGACTTCGAACGAGTCGTCGAACCAACGGGAGCGGACGATCTCATACCATGTCGCGGCCGCCTGGGAATCACCAAGCCCGTATTTGTGGATAATGGCCTGGACGAGATCAATTAAGGCGTCACGACGCTGGGCGGGGTCCATGCCCTCCGTTTCGGCCCATGCCTTGCCCAGCTCGCGCTTCGCCTCGGCTATCACGGCCTGCTGGGCCTTTGACAGCGTGTCTACGTCACTGCGCGTTATCGCCGGAGTCGCCATCGGACGTGCCCTTCGCTACCAGTGCGGCCAGCAGGTCGCTTCCGGCCCGCTTATTCATGTCGGCCTTGAGTGCCTCGATTTCCGCGCCGGTCAGGCCGAGTCGGCGCAAGCCGACGGCTGAGGTCGCGTAGACTGGATTGACGCCGGCGACTTTGACGTAAGCATCGGCGCGGGCCGCGTCGCTGATTTCGCGTGTGGGCATCCATTGCGTCTTGACATCGAGGTCGGCGGGCGGTGCGGTCAGGCCATCGCGGAGGCATACGGCCATGCGCAGGAGCTCTTCGATACGTGCGCCAAATAGGCGATTCTGCCGGTCGGCGCGGCGGGTGAGGCGGCGCTCGGCGGCGGCCATGGCTTCGGCGGAGGTTGGATTGGTGAGTGTGATGCCGAGGGAGTCCACGGGCAAATCCGTGTCAGAGGCGACGAGCATGGCAATGGTTTTCAACATGGTCGAGTGCGGGTCCATGCTGGCCTGCTGGACCTGCTGCATCGTGGGCTTCTCACCGGTCTCCTCGTCCGCGCCGATGCCGTTGATGGCGCTGATAAGGTTGTTCCAGGTGTTTTCGTCGAACGCGGCCCTATCGGCTCCGAGGAACCACAGCTTCGGAACCGAGTAGAACTCCGCGGAAGCCTCCATGCGCACCATGGTGCGGAAGGCGCTGTCTGTGGCGCTCATGACGACGGGTGTGATACGCGAGCAGCCAAGCGGGCGGCTCAGCTGCGGGTCGGAGACGAACGGGACAACGGTCGGGCTCGGCCAATTCGTATCCATGCGCCCGACGACCCAGCGGTTGCCCTGCTTGACGAGCTCATAGGAGCGGTAGGGGAGGAAGACGCTATAACCAGTGATCTCGCCGTCGTTGGTGGCGTCCGTGATGGTCAGCGCGCCGGACAGCCTGTTATGGACGCCATCCCATGTGGCGGCGCTCAGCTCGGCGGAACGCGGCGTGAAGATGGGATTGCCTGAGTCGTCCGCGGTCAGCGTGATGAATGAGCATCCATAGATGTACGCGCTTACGATGGCCTCATCCACGGCCAGCGTATCCTCAAGCTGGGCGGCAAGGCCGGAGACGCCATACGCATCATCCAGCCCCGTATTCACGCCGTCAAACACGGACAAGTCAGCGAGCGAACGCACGGCCTTGGCAGGCCATCCGATGCAGCTGGTGACGCGCGTGGCGATGGAGCGGGGGATGGAAATGCCGAAGTCTTTGAGCCCGTTGTGGGCCATGTAGAAGCCCATGCGGATAAGATTGCGGGGGTAGTGGTCACGCCAGACAGAGACGAGCCTGGCGATGGCAGCGGAATCCTCCGGCTCGATCAGCGGGTCGCGCGGGACGGCGATGGAGCCGGTCTGGAGCGCGGAGCCGCGTGCGGCGGTGAAGAAGCTTTCGGTCATTGGATGTAGTCCTTCCATATGGAGCGCATTCTTGACACGGTGTCAATCGCTTCGTCCAGCCGTGCGCAGAGCTCCTTGGCGGTCGCATCGACGGCCTTGATGTACGCGGCCATCTGCTCGGCCGTCGGTGCGGTTTCTAGTGCCATGCCTTCTGCTTCCTTCCCGGTTGACGTTTGCTCGTCTTGGCGAGCCCGTAGGCGAGCGCCAGCGCTTCGATGGGGTCCGTGTCGATGGCCTCGCGGCTCGGCTCGTATCCGAACAGGCCGCTCCGTCCGATTGGACGGTGTTTGGCGTAGGCCGTGGCGGTGTCCACGATGGGCTGGGAGAATTGGGTCAATTCATGCTGTTGGATGGCCTGCTCGAACCGGGCGCAGGCCTCGCCCATACTGGCCGCATTGGGAGTGCGTATGACGCGCTGGTAGACGCCTGCGTCAAGCAGGGCTTGTACGAGCACAGGCGAACCCGCGCGGCCGTCGATGGTGATGCCAAGGCTTGCTTTCCAGCGCGGCCCGCCGTGGGCGGGGTCCTCGCCGGTCAGGAAGTCCACGAGCCAACCGGCACCGGCCTTCGTCGGGTGGTAATCGATCAGCTCGACGTGCGGCGCCTTATCCGTGTCGTCAGGGCGCAGGCAGGCGGCGAGGGAGACGTGCGAGCCGTCGAAGCCGTACTTAACGGCGTAGGCGGCGTAGCCCTCGGTCGGCGGATTGTCGGACGCGCATTGCGCCCAGTCGGCGGTGGGGAAGTCCGTATCACTGTCCGTATGAACGTCCCACCAGCCGAGGCGTTCACGTGCGAAGCTCTCGGGGGAGAAGCTGGTGGCCTCGGCCTCGATGGTCTCCTCGCGCAGGCGGACGCCGATGGCCGGATTGACGCGACGCCAGCGGCGTCGGTCCATGGGGTCGCCCACGGAGTCCACCGCCCACTCGAGCCATGCGAGGCGCTTGGGCGGATTCTCGCTGTGCGCGGCCTTGTACATGCGGACAAGCACGGTGCCGGGGCTGGTGGGAGGCGTCGGCGTCCCCATGAAGACGGTCTGCGGGTCGCCGGATGGGGCCGCGGAGATGACGGGGCGTAGCGCCTCCAGCTGCTCGTCCGTCAGCTCCTGCGCCTCATCGAGTATGATGTCGTCGCAGGTGAAGCCTCGGCCGGAACTTTTGCTTCGGGCGATAAATTCGATGCTGCCGCCGTTGCGGAGGATGATGGCCTCCTGCCCGTTGGTTTGGCGTACCGTCTTGACGGCGGCCTTCAGCTCGGGGTAGGAGTCGTTGTCGAAGTAGTCTTGCATGCGAAGGAAGTGGCGTCGCGCCGTCTTGACTTCGTGCGCGGTATGCAGGACGCGTCGGCCCTGCACGGCGGTCTTGAAGAGCTCCACCGCCTCAACGAGAGCGTTCTTGCCGTTCTGCCTGGGTAGTACCACGACCGCATCTGTGGCGAGCAGACGGCCGGCGGCGTCGGTACGGAGCCAGTCCGTCACCACGCCCGCCTGCCACGGGTCGAGCGTCAGCCCGTAGGCCTTCGCCAGGGCGACGCAGTCCGAGCCGTCAGCCGCGCCGGCGGGACCCGCGCCGGGCGGGAGGAGTCGAAACGTCGGCTGTTGGCTTGCCTTCAACGCTCCTCCTTTCAATCCGGCGCTCCGTGATGCGCTGAAGCGGCGTTTCCGTTACTTTCTCAATCACCGCCTCGGTGGTCGGCGTGGCTTTGCGTGCGGCGGGCGTGATTCCCAGGGCCTGCTCGCGCATTCTCAGCTCCTTCAGCTGGGATAGGTCGCCGTCCACCCAGACGGCGCGATGGACGAGCGCCGTGTCGAGCGCGAAGCCCCAGTCGGCGGCGCTCCACGTGTCCACGCCGGGCACCGTGTCGAGCGCGTCCCACCATGCGGCGGTGCGGTCGCCCCACTTGATGTCGCCGGGCAGGGGAGGCTTCACCATGGCTCCTTCCGAAAAATCGCGGGGGGATATTCAGCCCTTTGACACCGGGGTGGGCTTCGGCCGGGGCCGAGGGTACCTCCCCCTGGGGTGAAAGGCTTCCGAAACTTGAGCCGACTTGACTCAAGTTTTTTCGTCTTACGTTGTCTTCGTCGGAAGTGTCACCATTGCCTCGAGTTGCGCAGCGGCATCGCGCCCTGCTGCGCCGACGGCGAGCGGCTTGCGAGCGCCCTCATGGGCCGGTTGCCGCGCCGTCCGTTGCACAGCCGGTGACTTGGTGCGCAGTTGCCGTAGTCGAACGGGGAGCCACCCTTACTAACGGGGACGATCTCGTCGATCTCGAAGCTGTATGGATGGCCGGCGGGCAGGCGTACATCTATTGGCTGGCCGCACAGGTGGCAGACAGGCTGCCCGCCAGCCTCGGCTATCAGCCGGGCCTTGATGCGCGCCCGCGCCCCGCCGTTGCGCCGCCGGGGGTTGGGGCTGGGGCGGCGAGTCATTGGCCCCGCTGGACGCCGGCCCAATAGCCGGGCGCCCATATGGCAATCGTCGCGCCCCGGGCGCCCCAGACGATGAGGCGGCCCCTGCGATCCACGCGGAATCCCTCAGCGGCGGGGTAGGCTTGCGCGGCGGCTTCGGGCATGGTCGGGCACACGTAGACGGCCATCACTTGCCCCCCTTCTCCAGTCGGCGCAGCTCGCGCCGGGCTTGACGGATTTCTTGATCGGCCTTGAAGTAGGTGCCGGGCCGGCCGATGCTTTCGGCCAGCGTCTCCTGCGCCCGAATCAGGACGCTCGTCCAATAATGCTTCCGCTCTTCGATTGACAGCCCGTCCATACGGCTCCTTAATGCTTGCCGGAATGAAGTAACGGCCGCTACGACCCCGGCCGGGTGAGGAAGGAGAAAGAACCTCGGCCGGGGGAGCGGCTCCATGTGGGGCGGCGGAGCTGCGCTCTACGCCCTTCCCCCCATGCCCTCTAAGGGCACGGTACCACTATGCCGCCGTTGCACCCATAAGGCCAGTTCATGCGATGTGGGCGAGGCATCCAGCGGCGCCCGGCACCGCGCGGCAGTGGACGGCGCCGGCTCCCGCAGGAATTTTCAGGGAAAAGAAAAGGCCCGCCGGATGGCGGGCCATGTTGACGTGGCGTCTGTCAGTTGTTGGCGCCGTACGCGGCCAGGAAGCGGTCGCATGCCTTGACGGCATCGGCGAGCTCCCCATCATCCGGGTGGGCGGCCAGCTGCTCCTGGCCCACGGCCAGGGCGGCGCGGGCGTACCGGATGACCGTGAATCTGTCGGGCAGCCTGTAGTCCGGATAGCTCTCGACCTCATCACTGACGTTGTAGAGCTCCAGCCCATCCAGATCTGTTGTGTCAATGACCTCCGGCAGGGCCAGCACGACCCAATGTCCGACGTGGCGAGCCTCCAGCTCCCAGTAGTGGCGGCCGGAGTCGGCGGCCGTGTACTCATCGAACCAGGACTCGGCCCGGGCGATGGCCAGCTCCAGCGCGAAGCGGTCCTCCCGGCTTAGGCGCCCGTTGTCAGCCTGGCTCCGCGCCTCGCGCAGTGCGGCGCTGGCCAGCCGGATGCCCAATTCCTCCGCGACTTCCTCGCTGGACTCGCCGCGGCTGATCGCGGTCGCGCGTGCGGCCGTCAGCTCGATCAGCTCCGCGTCGCGCGGCTCGCCAAGCCCGTGCCGGTCGAGCGCGTCGATCAGGCGGCCGCTCAGCGCGTCGCCCTCCATGTACCAATTGCGTGCCATTTTGCAATACTTCCTTTCTGCCGTCAGGCAATGCGCCCGTAGGCGAGGGTGAGGTCCCCTGCTAGTCGGACGGCGCGCGCCAGCGCGGCGTCGTCGGGCCGCGCGGCCAGCTGCCGACGGCCCTCCGCCAGCGTGGCGGCCGCGTAGCGGCCGATGGTCTCGGGCTCCATGCTCTGCGGCCCGCACCAGGCGCCGGCGCAGAGGTCGGCCAGCTCGCCGCCATCCTCGCCGGTGAACGGCCGCATCAGCGCGCCGTTGACGGCCTCGGAGACCAGCCAGGCCTCGTACCCCCAGTCGTGGCGGCCGGTCCCCCAGGCGGTATGGAGCGCGAGCCACGCCCGCGCCTCGGCCAGCGCCTGCTCGGCCTCGCCGGACAGGAGGTCGGTCTGCTGATGGCGGGCCGCCTCCACTCCCATCTCGACGATGCGCACCCCATCGGCGGCGGCGTCGTCCAGCATGGCGGACAGCTCCATCGGAAGCCTGATGCCCTCCTGCTTGAGCTCGGCGGCCAGACGACGCCCCAGCTCGATACCCTCGCGATTCCAATTGCGTGCCATTGCAGCACACTCCTTCCATTCACGTGGCCTTCCAAGGCCATTATACGCCGCTCTAAGACGTGATTGCGTCCGACGTGGATACTCCTATGCCTGAAGCATGAAAGCCTCTGTATGGGCCTGTTAAGGGCTGTACAGAGGCATTATCCAGTAGCGCCAGTCATGCGCCCAGCAGGCGAGCGCAGTCCGCCGTGGAGATTAGGCCGCCGGCCTGCTGCGGCAGGCGCCCACGGTAAACCCACGAGCGAACCGTGGACGCCGGCAGGCGGATTCCGACATTGGCAAAAACCTTTTCCGCGCCGGCGGGCGTCGTCAGTACATCCGGCACGGGCAGGGCACGGACCTGGGCCGCGCGAAGCGCCTGCACCGGCATACTGGCGCCGCAGGCGCCGCACTCGGCCATGGACTCATCCGCCGGAGACAGGCGCATCGCCCCGCCACAGGCAGGGCATTTGCCCGCCGCCGGCCGGAGCCTGGACTTGCGCTCCGGGGGCTCCAGGATGCGCTCGGCGGCGCGGCGGGCGTCCACCCACTTGGCCAGCCAGTACGACGCGTCGCCGTCCTCGCCGCTCAGATGGGGGAGGCGGGAGCTTTCGGCGGCCACGAAAATCAGGGCCGCCTCGGGCGTCTTGGGCTTGGCGCCGAGCGCCCGCGCGGTCTCGAAGGCCGCCTCGCGGATTGTATCCAAGGCATCGGCGGCGTCCGCATTCATCGGAAGCGGCGCGAAGGCCCTGGAGGCGCGGGGGCCGGGCTCCACGGGAAGGGCTGAGGCCTGCTTGGACATGATGGCCTCCAGCGGACCGGCGGCCTGCCGGCAGTAACGGATGGCGGCCTGGAGCTTGGTGGTGCAGGCCGGGCAGAGGGCGAGGCCCGTATGGCATTCGGCCTCGCAGGCATGGCATTTTGGCATTTTGACACTCCTTATATATAAGGACGGATTAATGGCGGGTCGTGCGCCTATGCGGCCGGGCGGCGGCGTATGAAAATGCGGGCGTACTTGGCTTGGCCGGCGATCTTCGCATCCGTCACAAGACCCCAAGACTTTGGCAGCCCAAGGGCCTCGTGATCGACCTCGGGCCATGGCTCATGATGCTGGGGGGCTTCCTCCTCGCCCTCGGCAAGCTCGGCCTCCCTCCGCTTGCGCTCCTCTTCCCCCGCGTTGAACCGCTTTACCTCATCGATTGCTTCCTGCCAATCCCGAATCAAACGTTCGTCATGCGTGAAGCGCCACTCCCACTCGGCGCCGCAATCGCGCTCCTCGGTAGCCATTTCAAACTCCTTTCAAGTGCCTTCAGAAGGCGCTTAAACCGCCCTCTGAAGGGCTTTCTATGCGGGCACTAGCACTCCCCGCCATAAGCCCCTCTAATCATGGCGCGCCACGCCCGGCCAGGCTCGGGTTCGATTCCTCCAGACCGCGAGCGGCGGCCAGTGGCTCCGCCATGGGCTTTCAGCGCATGCGCGACAGCGGCCCGCCGCTCGGTGGTATGCCAGCCGCAGACCTCGCAGACAAAGGCGATGCCACGCTCTGACATCTCGGTCATCATCTTGGATCGCCCTCCCCTCGAGGGCGCGTCGGTACGCCCTTGCGGATACACGGCGGCACCGGCCCACCATGCAGGCAGAAGGGGTGGGAGCGGCGGGTGAACAGGCCGACGGCCGCGTCGTATGGACTCACGACTCCTCCTTGCCATCGAATCGGATCAGAGGCAGGCGAGGGTCATTCATGCAGTCGCACAGCCAATTTGCCTGCCGCAGATGCTCCTCCATGGCCTCGGCGCCGCGCAGCTCCAGGCCGCAGGAGCACCGATGGATCCTCGTAAGGCTGAAGCCGAAGCCCGGGCCGACGCCATGCCTCGCGGCGAAGCGGGCCGGGGGGGTCAAACAAGGCTCTTCAGCGTGCCGCATGGGATGCCTCCGATCCGATGAGGCCGCCATGGCGGCGGCAGTGGCGCCCATGGCAGAAGGCGGCCTCGGCGAAAGCGCCGAGCGCGGTCAGGCCCATGATGGCGAGCAGGAGGAGACGGGCCGGCAGGGAGTCGAAGGCCAGCGGCGTGATGGCAATGGCTGCGATGGCGAGTGCCACGGCGGCTGTGGATACGATGAACTGCTTCATGAAGGCTGTCTATGCGGGCAGTGGAGAAGGGCTAAAGACTGTTTTTGGCACCTTTGGCACCTTTTACACCCCATTTTCCAAAGAGGAAGAGAGAGGCAGTCAGGTCTTAAAAATAGG